ACACGCTTTGTTCCAGACATTTCTTTGATCGGGTTCTATCGGGCATTGATCTAAACATTCGCCATTATCGACAAACGAAGAACCATCAACATCTAAGTAAATACAGATTGCACACCCATTATATGCGATACTAAAACTCTGACATCCTAGTCCTGTTGTATTTCTTCCCCAAGAAGAATAACGAACTTTACTCGGTCCTTCTACATGTACATGTTTATTTGGTGCGAAGTCTCCGGCAACATTTCCACCAGAGATCACTTGCCAACCATTATTCCAGTCCGACTGTTTAGGTTGTAGTGTTGATGATTCGGTGGTAAGTATCGCTTCGCTTCGTGTCAGCATCAGTGCTGAACGTATGTCCGACGAAGTAGCGCGAAGTTTTTGCTTGGTAATCATTGATTCATAACTTGGAGCGGAAATAGTAACAAGCACCGTTAACATCAACAGTGCCATCAACAGTTCTATAAAAGTGAATCCTCTCTGAGTTGTCATTCGGTCATCAATCCTCAAATTTACCTGCATTATATAACTCAAAGAATTTTCGAGTCATATCGATCCAAGGTTTGATGTCTTCTTTAAAGACGATGGGATTGTTATCTTCGCGAACGGCCATTAAGATCACTGCCTGTTCAATGTCAACGTCATAACGCTCTTTGACCATGATCGCATAGGCAGCACATTGCATGAAGTAGGTGGTGATGTCGTCGCGCGTCTTTCGGCGGCGAGAAGTTTTGAAGTCGAGCAGCGTATTCTTTCCTGCGTATCGGCAGATCAAGTCTGCCGTCCCTGCAGTTTTTAATTCATGAGAATACATACGCAACTCAATACCATAGATCTTATCGACGTTCTCATCAAGATAAGGTTGTATGGTGCGAAAGGAAGAAAGGGCGATCGGGTTTGCTTCTTTCTCTACTAATGTACCGAGAGTATATTTTTCAGCGATATCATGCATCGCCGTACCGAAACCTGCTGCTTGCGTGGATATTTTATTTGCCTCCTCGTTGCCAACTCTTCTTCTCCACGCGGCGATCCCCTTTCGAGAGAAGTAGGAAAGGACTGTAGTGACTGATGGGTATTTCTCTCCTGTTGGTGTTTGATACAGTCGCTTTCCATCTTCGTTCACACGTTTGAGTGTTATTTCCTCAAACAATTCATAATCAAAAGTTTTCATTATACTGCTCTTAGCATCTCCCTTGGTTTGAATGCTCCTAGTTCGTGTTCGGCGATAATAAACTCGCGAACAAATCCGCTGCGAACAATATCGTCAATACCGAATTCTACGTGTGCTGTAGAATTCATTCTCTTAAAGATTCTCATGATTCCCTCAAGTCCAGATTCTTGATTATATCTGCTGCTAGTGAGGTCATCTTGAAGTATATCTCCACATACAACTATTCTACTTGAATCTCCCACTCTTGTCAATACAGTTTTTAATTCCATATATGACAGGTTCTGTGCTTCATCAAGTATGATAATAGCATTGTCGATTGTTGTTCCGCGAAGGAATGAGGTTGATTGGAATTCTACCATGCCCTTCTGCTTCAGAATATCATATGCATCTCCTCTGTTAAACAATTCTGCGCAGATACTTTTATAGGGTGCTTCGTAGTTTGCCATCTTTTCGGTTTCTTTTCCTGGTAGAAATCCTATGTCTTTCGATGGTTGTGCTGATCTGACGATTACAATTTTATCCTTTGTGTTGTCTCGATACTCGAACAGATCATAGAGTGCTAGATATAGCGATAGGAATGTTTTGCCAGTTCCTGGCGAACCATGTAACAGGACATGCTTTTCGTTATCGTACTGCTCAAATACTTCCTGCTGGTTTTGGGTTTTAGGTTTTATCTCACGTAACTTCATGCCTCTCGATGGAACATTTTCACGATCATCCAGAATACCTTGCCTTCTCAGTGACCGTCTTTGTTTCTTTGAAAGTGCCATATTTCGTGCCTTATGTTTTGGGTTTGTGTTAGTAACTTACTCGCCAAATACATATCAAAAGGTGTTGATGTTTGCTCCCCTCCCTGATGCTTTTTTGATTGAACGAAGTACATCCCGAAAACCATCGTCAGGTTTTTGTTTACCATCGTCTCTGGATAATCGGGGTGCGGATAAATGAACTTGTGAAAGATGAGGATTCTCAGACTTGAAGGAATCAAGTTCTGAAATCTTCAGAGTGACTTCGGACGTTTCGCCTGTGTCATTATTGCGGAAATTGTATATAGGCATACTTGTATTTATTTAATGTAGTCGTTGAACGATAGCAAATCATTAAGATTATTTGAACGTAGAGCATTCTTTATGCTCTTTTCTTTCAGTTCTTCACCATGATCTACTCTTTGCTTTTTCTTACGCTCTTCGCGCAGCAGTTCGTTGTACAAACGATCCCCTTTCGTCTTGCTCATAGCAGTCCTGGAAATGCCTCCTCTACCAGTTTCGTTGTTAATCCCTTGTAAGGCAGTTTCTTGTCTTTGACCGCAATCAAAACTTTTGCCTCTTTGGGGTGTATACTCTCTAACACTTCAATAAAGATACTTTCTCTTTTAATAGGTTTTAGATCAGGGTTGCCACCTTCAAGAAAGAGATACAGTCGTCTTTGTTCGCCGTATAACCCTGAGAAATCATCATCGAGATCTTCGTTTTCTTTATAGGGTGGTGCTCCTTCTGGGAGATCAAAACGAATGTTCGGATCAAACGTATACTTCAGGAGTGTCAACATTAGTTTATTCGGACGATGACTCCGAAGAAAATTGACTTTATTTTTGCGACCCGAAGTTTTCTCGAGATCAGTGAAGATAGTATCAATCAATGGTAGTTTCATATTAGAACTCGTTTATATTTTCCATCATGTGCTTGAGTTTATTTTTGATGAAATAATTAAACAACTTAGAGCGATCCTTTTCAGACTGCTGCTGATATTGTGTTTTCACTTCATCGCGTATTTCATCAGGAACTCGGTCGAGGTCAATCAGCAAACGATTGCGATTAAAGTTTCGAATCAATTCTTCATTCATACCTGTCCAATCTTCTGGCCAGTCAGCTGAAAGAATTTGATCAATGACTTTTTGTCGCAGTTGCTTTTGACGAGAGTTGCTGACGAAAGTGTCATCAGAAGAAAGGAAGTTGGGAACACCATCACCACTGTCGCCACGAAGGATATGCTCAACCAAAAACTTATTTGGATCAGAGCATTCAAGGAATCGTTTGCGTACAGGGTCATACTGTTTCACATTCGCATACTTCTGAAGTTGCATAAAGTCTTTGTCGCCTGAGAGAATCAGAATGGGATCACCGCCCAACTCTCGACCATTCTCATGACAGAAAGTTGCAATGATATCATCTGCTTCAGCAGACTCAACACGGATTACAGGATAAGGGAAGTTGTCTCGAATCTCGTCTCGTATTTTATTCAAGGTTTGAAAGATCGCGTTCCAGTCAAGGGGAGACTTTTCACGCATCTGCTTGCGACTTGCTTTATAGTAAGGAAAGATCTGTTTGCGCCAATAGTTCTTATCGTCACAAGCGATAACCATATCACCAAACTGATCTTTGAATTTGAGTCGATTGGCTCGGAGCGTATTTAAAACCATATGCCGTATTAAATTTTCTTCAACATTCGGTTGTCCACGTAGTGATGCCATTAAAGAAGCAATCATCACTTGGTTCATATCAACAATAATCATGATATTTTCCTAATCATTTTTATAATATTATTCTATTTCTTCACCAAAGTCAAGAGATAATTGACGATCATCAGTAATTAATCTGACCGCATCCGCATACATAGTATCTGCAAGGTCTTGAACAGGATGCCAGATACTGTTGGACTTGAAGGTTAGCGATCGGATTGACTCAAATACAAGGGATATGTCCTGTATATAGTCATCGCCTTCAACGGGATATCCAGACTCGATGAAAGAAGAAAGAACATCAGAAGTCAAATCATCAACATAATTTTCAAGTATTTCTAGTCCAACTTCTTCTTCTGCATTAATTGCTTGCAATCTTTTCTCGACAGGAAATCGAATAACATTACTCACGCAGTTTGCATTCATAACTCACCCGACTTTATAACTGAAAGTCTCTTTAGGTATTGACCGATCGTCAATACTTCGAATCAGAGAATTCAGTAGAGAGTTCCATTGAGCAATGCGTCCATTCCAAGTGTAGAAAACATTTGCGTAACTTTGCATTGGAGAAAGGCGAGACTGCATTACAGGTTGGTTGTAGTGTGTAATTGCAGCGTCTAGCATATTATAAAACACTCCTGCGTGTTTCGCTTTATCTTCATGTATCTGATACATCTGAGTCCAATTTGCCGCAGTTTCATAAAGAGCAGCATAGTTAGAGTGTACACAAACCAAACCAGCAGACATCGCTTCCATAAGAACCATACAAGAAGTTTCTGGCCAAGTAGAAGGATATGCTAGAATATGTGAGTTCTGGAGTGCTTCATGAATTTCATGATTAGGAACTGAACCATGATTAGTCATATGAGCATTACTGTTAATCAAGTCAAACAGTTCGGTGTGTTGTTGATCGCGTTCTTTCCAACCGTAAATCTCGAAAGAAGAATATACGTTCAAATGAATATTATCGTGCTT